CTTGTGTCGATACCATCTCCAGTATTTCAAACCGTCGAGAAACTCAGATTCAGCGTGACAAGCAACGCAAAGAACGTGCAGGTTTTCGATACTGTTTGATCCGCCAAGGAACCTTGATTTTATATGCGCCCTTTGAAGCGGAAGGTTTTTTCTTCCGCAGGAAAAACATTGCGGGGTGTTGACGATTTCAAAGTCAATTTCCCATCCTTTTGCAATAAATCGGTCATTCCAATATTCTGCAATCTGCCTCCTTGTTGGCATCTTGCGAGCGGTGGGGGATTGTTTCATGCTTCGTGCTTTGCAAGGTTGGCAAGTTCCCTGTTAGCCGCCTGCTCCTCTTCATCCAAAGCGCCCTCAAACTGATATGAGAATTCAATCAGCGCATCGCGCAACGAATCGGTAAAGGCATCGCGCTCGACGAGGATCCGAAGCGATGCCAGACCAGGTGACCAGCTTTGGAACCACCATGCCTCCGCTCCGGTCACAGCCATGCACCCGTGAACCTGATAAAGGTAGGAATCAGGAAGGATCCCAGCTCGACGGTATTCGATGTGTGTTGATGGCACTGGAACTTTGCCTTCAAATCCGATGCTCGCGCCTTCGACAAGGCCATCTGGCGAACATCCGAACCAGCCGTAATTGCTCTGACAAAAGCCCACCTGGACCAACTTCTTTCCGGTAGCCGTTTCAAACGCTTCAACCGCTTGCGGCTCCATCTCAGTGCCGCGCTGCATGGCTGCGTTTTCAAAGTTGGGATTTTGCCAGCATTTGGCCCGTTCGCTGATGAGCTTACAAATCGCCTTCTCTCTCGCCCCGTCTGCAACCTTTCCTTTGGCCAATAGCCACGGGCCGAAGTTCGACGCCGTGAGGACTCCACGGCGAAGGTCGTGCCATTCCTCGGAGCGTTGCTCGCAGTAATAGATTGTGCAGTCTGGAAATTCTTTCATGCTGATGCCAACGTTCTGGGTTTGGTTGCGAAGTCGAGACGAAGCGCCCTGTCGAGGATGTCATCGTTGGGCAGGTGATTAATGCTTGGAAGAATCTCGGGCTTGGCCGGTTCAATGCGTGCCGGTATGACCTCACGCTTCGATGCCGGGACCAGCTTCCCGCGAACCATCTTCGCGTCCTTGGCCGGGATCACTCTCGCCGGAATGATTCTTTCCTCGGTGGCGTCGATGCCAGTTTGAAAGTCGCATTTGCCGCCAAGGCCAACGTAAAGATCCACGCGCCGCTGCATTTTGGTTCTTTGCCGTGAAGTCAGATTGAAATTGTCGATCTGATACTCGGGAAGCAGGCGCCGAATCGCCGCGAGATTGAAGCGGATGGTTGGGTTCCCGCCTAGGTGATCGATGTGGTAGATTGAGACTTCTTTCATGCCCCCTCCTTCACCTCGGTCGATTCTGCCTCGATGGCAGGTTGAGAAAAGGAAACCTTCGCGGCCTCGTTGGCTGCTCGATTCACCTGGATGTCGGCAAGCTTGTCGCCGTCCTTGTCCAAAGCATCGTGGAACTCAGGCGAGAGCGTGAGCCGTTTGGAATGGCGACGAATAACCGTCTTCTTCGCCATCTCCTCGAAATCCGTTACCCATGGGCCGGATCCGCTGGCCTTCGACCGCTTGCGAATCGCTTCCACCTCGGCCAGCGTCATCACCTCGGTGTCGATCTCGCCGTTGGCCATTTTGACAATGGAGTAAACCGCTTGGAGCTTCCCACGATCTTCCCGCCAGTTGACGGAGTGCTGGATGTCGCCGTTTACCCATTCAAAGGAGTCGTTCTCTTTGACCGTCTCAGCCTTCCACGAAACCACCTCGCCGGATCGTTTCGCAAGCTCGACAAGCCCCTTCCAATCGACAATCAGCTGCACCTCCTTGCCGTAGGGGATCAGGTGGCAGCGCCGCCCGTCCGGCTCAAGGCCAAGCGACGAGCAATCCAGCATCGCTCGCATGAAACTCTCCTGAGAGCATTCGGCAAGCTTGGGGGAGCGCAGCAACAGGGTGGTGGCAACGCGCAGGAAACGATCTGGCGTCATGTGGCTAGGCAATGCGCGAGCAATTTGCGCTCTGACAGCCTCGGAGTTAATCAGCCCCTTAATGGTGCGAGGGGCTTCGGTGATTTCGTTTTTCATTTGTCTCTTTTTTGGTTTAAAATGATGCGCGTTTCAGTCGCGCCCCTGCCCATTGTCTGGGAAAATATCCAGAGCCAGCCCGTAAAGCTCTTGCTCAATGGCATCGACGGCGGCAAGTCGGATGCCTAGGTTTTTCAACATCCGCACCTGGACAGCGAGGCCGTCGTAGATGAGATGATCGCACGATTCGCGTTTACGAAGTCGAAAGGCACGAATTTCGGCAATGAGCTTGTCAGTCTCGCGCTCATGGTTTGCGAGTAGGTGGTCGATGTTCATAATGATTTACCAGTTCTCTTCCTCGGCTCCAAAGGCCTTCCGCTCCATTTCGGCTATGCGCCATTTCAGATTTCGGCTTTGCCCAATGCCCTTCATGCCGGTCTTTGTGGCAGCGTCATCAATCGGTTTTGAAATCGCAGCCCATCTAGCGTTTTCGATTCGCCGCTGAAAATCCTCAAGGCTTTCGCCTTGTTTCCGTTTGCTCAATTTCATGTCAACGATTTCTGGATCAGCGCGTCAATGGCGTAGTCGTAGTCGCGGCGCTCAACAACGGATGGATTGAGTTCCTCCCCTGTTTCGTTGTCGATCACTGCGACAATCTCGGATCGCTCGATCTCTAGCGTAACGCTTCTCTCGGCCTCGGGACCGTCGAGTAGGTAGCGCGAGACGATGCCTGATACGCAATGCGGGATCATGGCCAGATCAGATCGAAAAGGGCTGGCACGTTCCAGACTGCGAAGATCGCGAGCGTCGTGATCAGCTTGACCAGAAAGTCGATGGGATCAAAGTGCATTTGAAGCGATGTGGATGAGAGTTCCAGGTGCAACGTCGAAAAATGCGACAGGCTCAGTTCTCCGCTGGGCCTCGTAGCGAGCGCGGGCACGTTCAAGGGCGTCACGCATCGCGAAATAATCCGCGTCCGATTTGGCAGCGACTCCGGCCTCGAAAGCCCTGTTAAACATGTCAGCGACCGAATCCGCCGATGAGAATGAGAGGAACTCCTCCATGCGTGCGCGGAGGTTATCCGCTTTTCGATTTTGAAGAATGCTCATGCTTCGTCCTCCTCGGGTTGATTGGCTGCGGAACGGATGGCGCGAATCAACAGGCGTCTAGCCTGTGCGGACCTGCTCCGGTCTTGTTCATTGGCGAGAGCGTCAAGCATCGCGCCCTCTTCGTCTGGGATTTCGATGTTTAAGATCATGCTGCTTGGGTTTGAAGTTGGACGCTGAAATCTGCAATCGCGCGGCGTTGAATCTCTGCGGCTTGATCGGCAGAGATCGTAATGTGCAAAAACTCTTTCTCCTTCGGACTGACCGCATCGGGCTGGATGTTGACCAAAAACCAATCCGTTGCGCCGCGCTCAATGTAAACGCGGGTGCTTTTCGCGTTGTATTTGTAAGAGTTCGCGGACGGTCCCGCTGGGCGGAACATGACCTTCGCGCCCTTCCACTTGGCCTTGGGGATCGCAGACATTTTGCGCTCCGCGCCCTTGATCGCTTCAAGAATCTGCTTGGTGCAGGAAATCGTAAACGATTCCGCCCTGCCGTTAACCTTAAGAAGTTCCGCGTTAATCGCTGCGTTGTTTTGGATGTTGACTTTAATTCTCATGCTCTCTTTTGTTTTTGCCAGCGGCCCATCCGCTAACGAGGCCATGATAAATCCCGCTTTAAAACTTGCAACGGATTTTTTTAAGGAAAACAGAAAAAACCTTAAATACCTTGCTCTGCCTTGATTTCGACCGCATCAAGCAGCACGCGAGCCGCCTCGATCATCTGGGCCTCCAGATCCTCCTGCGGAGTTACCCACTCCTCCCCATTCCCGCCATCCTGATCGGCCATGCGATGCCCGAATCCGCGTAGACGCGCCGACAGGTCGTCGGGATTCCATGGGCAATCGGTCGCAGCTCGGCCTGAGCGGTGCAGCTCGCAGACGAAATTGATGGGAGGGCAGCACAGGCAGATCATGCCAAGCCCTTAAAAACCACGGCTTCTATTTTCCTGACGATCTGCTCTTCCACCCAATCGGCAGTCTCGTCTGAGATGGACGCAGCGTGACGCAGCTCGGCAAGCAGGAGATGCAGCGCCTCATGCACCGCTACCTGCGCCGTTTGCTCCTCCCGTTCGCACAACTCTAGATCGACTCGACAAATCGCAGTGCAGCTTGCGGGATCCGGTTCGATGCTGGCGTAGTTTCCTGCACCAGGCTCAACCGAAAAGCGAACGTCGTAATGAGCGAGTCCAAGGGCATTCTGCGCTCTGCGGAAATGTCCCTCAAACGCGCTCATCGTCCCTCGAGCATGTTGCCAAGCAGGGAGCGCCCTTCCCAGATTCCCACATTGATGTGCAAGAACTCTCCGCTTTTGGCGATGACCTGGTAGCCGTAGCCGTGGCTCCATCCTGTCGGATCCGAATGCCTCCAGAGCGGTTGACGTTGGCACAAGCAGCCGGGATTCCACGCTTTGACGAGACCCACGCCGGGGAG